TCAGTAAGTGCATTGAGATGTAACTCGCAGTAGCAAATTTATCGAATTCGCAAAAGCCAACGCATTCATGCCCCGCTAATTCCATTCCCCTGCGAAATCCTCCGATTCCTGCGAAAAAATCTATAAATTTCATTTTAAACTCCCATCTTCTTAACCAGTTTCTTATTCATCTCATCAAATCTCACATCTGTGTTCTCTTCAATATCCTGTATCATGCTCAGAACGCTCATTTCGCCCTCATTTGCCATTTCAACGTACTCATTGGCAGTTCTTACCACATCAAGCAATCGCTTCGTAGAAAAGCCATATAAACGTCTCAGAGCCATCATGGTGGTGACAGTGTTGATCGTGTTGCTCCAATCTTCACCAACAGTAAAACCATCTTCATAAGCTTTCTTTTCCATTTCCTTAAGCTCTTTCTGGCAGTTCTGGATAGACTGTGCAAACATATGAGCCTGCTGATTCGTATATGGAATGAATGCTTTCTTTTTCTGCTTAATTTTTAGGTTTCCCATCCAACAGCCCTCCTTATGTTTTCTGTTAAAGCATCAAACTGTTTTAACATCTTCCGACATCCGTTTCTGGTCACCTGCATATCTTCAGCGGAGTCATCTATCCAATATTTGCCGTCAATCAGATAGCTGTTATCCAAGAATGTACGGAATCTGCATTTTGTAAGTCCGAATTTATTCATAATTTCTCTTTGCGTCAAGGACTCTACAAATTCACCGTTTGCTGCAACAATATCATAAAGTTTCATTTTATCTCCTTGCTTATCTTTCTTATTCCGTACCCAACTGGAGCATATGCTCTGTCAGTACTGGGATGGTTCGTTCTGAGTAGGTCATCATCAATTAGCTGGTTGATATGTTTCCAGACCGTAGCTCTCCCGGCATCCACCCTTTCAGAAATTTCTGTAATTGAAGGTGCATATCCAACCAGTTTGACATAGCTGACGATGTACATATATATCTCTTTTCTGAGAGCCTGTCCCTGTTCGTATCTATTCTTCGTGTTGTACATTCTTTCTCAACTCCCTTTGTTTAGAATCAACAAATTTGAAAAATGCTAAAACAAATTCTTTTGCTAATGGATCTGGATATACTTCTACCAATTCTATGCAACGGTCATAGGCTGCTTTTGAATATTCGTCAGAAAGTTCAACCAGATAAAATTCTTTTATTAATTCCCATAATTTAGGCATAAACATTGCCATCATTGGAATATCTTCTTTCTTTACACTTGCCATTTCTTCTCCCTTGAATGTGTAACGTGTAACATAAGTATTTAATTTTTCCTATAATTACCTTTTTATATAATTATTAAAATATACTTTATAGTAAAATATTAGTTACATTAGTTACACTAAGTAAAAAATCCAGTATTTATAAGGGTTTGAGGGTGTTTCCAGAGTGTAACTAAGTGTAACTAGCCGTAACTAAAATCATTCAAATGGTATCTCACACTCACACATTTTTTCAAATTCACTTAATTTTCTGACTTTTTGGTAGCATATCTGCGGACCATACTTTCCACACCTCACTCGTTTCCCACCATTTTCCCTTTCCCATCCGTCAATGCAGTTCTGCATAATAGAGTGAATTTCGTTGGACTCGAACCTTGTGGGCTTGCGGCCCTCGTTGCCCAGCGCCTGCTCATATAACATTGCGACGCATACACGTGGCTCTGTTGTGTGGTCCAACCATTCTTGAATAATCCCAACCCTCACGTCCTCTTCCATAAATTCTTCCTGCTTATCCTCTATGTATTGCTGCAAATTCTTCGGAAGAATTAATTTAGGTGTTCTATCGGCCTTTTCAAAAAGTTCCATGGCTTCTCCCCAAGCGTTTGTAAAGTCTGACGCTACGGCTTGTGGATCATCGAACATGGATTTCAGGACATGCTCCTTTCTTGTGACTATCGGAAGGAATCGTCTATTGCCTGTTCTATCAGTCAGGAAACGGTCATTGTTGGTTGTTCCGGCAAACACACACACTCTTGGTCTCTGCTCCGTTCTACGGCCGTATGGAGGCCTATACGTGTCTACTGTGGACGTTAGAAATGCTTTGATACTCTCGACTTCTTTTGCTTTTTTAGTAGCCAGTAGTTCTGCCAGTTCCACCATCCACATGCCACGCAGCTTTTCCGGGGCCTTATCACCCTCAACTGTATTAAAGTTGTCGTTATACCATGCGTTATTGAGTGATAAGAGTCTCAGAAATGTAGATTTTCCAATTCCCTGTGAGCCGTATAATACTGGCATGTAGTCAAACTTGCATCCCGGATGGAATGCCCTGCTGATCGCACCTAGCATAAACAGTTTCATGCACTCCCTGGAATACTCTGTGTCTTCCACTCCTAGATATTCTGGAAGTAATTTGCTGATATATCCTGTCTTTTTATTCCACTTATTCTTATGAATGTCAGTAAGCATATCAACAACAGGGTTGAATCTGTTCCTATTTGCCACGATATTAAGTGCTTCCATGATCTTCTCCAGACTCTTTAGTCTGTATTTTGATTCGATGTATGACTTCAAATTACTGTCATCGCTGTTACTCCATTCTCTGTACATGTTTACATGCTCCCACGGGAGGCTTCCACAAACAAAGGGCGCGTATGATAACTCGTTATATTTGATATGTCCATACAGATCAGGGTCGTACTCGATGGCTTCGCACATGTTCTTAATGCTCTGAATCATTGTTCCTTTTTCTGTAAAATCAAACTCCGGCTCCCTCCATCCTTGCGTTGCAACCCCTTCTGAGTCAATGTGAATGGGCTTTCCTTTGTCATATCTAGTCGCGCTTGATACAATGACTTTGACCTCCTGTTCAGTTAATGGAGGTGAGCAGGAGTTTTCGTTCTCAGCCATGGTAGCGGCGAACACTGATTGATCTGATGCTCCCTTCGCCTGCATCATACATGCAAAACGAAAAAGCATCTGATTTCTTTGTCCTGCTGCTACAATATTTGGCATGGTAAAAGTTGTACCTTGCTTCTGATCATCATGATTTAAGAAATATTCCACATTGTTGTCAGCCTTTGCAATTTCAAATTCATCTGGAGAATATTCCCACTCGTACCGATTGCCATTCTTGTGTATTGATGGAGGAGCTACTACATACCCGCCATTTCCACGAATATCTACACCATCAATAATTCCGGCTCGGTTCTTTATTTTGCCATTTCCACGATAGTACAAGTGGTATCCGCCACGCCCCGTGATAGCCGTCCATGTTTCTGGGAAATCTCCGTGTTCGCGCTGCCAGTCTTCAAGCGAATGGTACCCATCTATTCCGCGATCTTCGTCAATGTCCAAATCAATTACAAATACATTCTGGCTAACGGAGCCAGTCGCAAGACCTATATTTGCGTTTGGGTATTTTTGCCACCAGGCTTTTATCTGAGCCGCGTCCGTAGTTGCATCTTTACATCCATTTCTGGTAAGCGGAACTTTATCGCGGTATTTTAACGGGAAGACAGCAAATCCTTTTTTAGCATATTCGATAGCTGCATCATACATACTCGGATATTCACTCATTGCTATCACCTGTGAGTTGAATCGAATTTACAACCATCAAACTCACCCCTTTCAAGTCTTTCTTTTAAATCTCTGTACAATATTTCTTTTATCAGTCTCCCGGATGTTTCTTCCTTGCAAAAAACCACATTCATGTTGTATCGGACCATCCATGCGATACTGGACGCTAAAAACGCATTGGAGTTGAATTTGCTTCGATATTTACCGTCCAAAAGGTTTTCCCAGCTCGAATTTTCACAAACAAGATAAACCCTACATTTCCGATCTAGTGCTCGCTCAAACTCTCTTTGGAATCTCTCGCGCCCTCTGGTAAAACATGCAGCCAATTCATCTAAATTCATTTTCCGTTCCACCACGCAGAATGGTTTAATGGTTTCACATGTGTCAAAAAGTGAACTACCATCTGGCAATACTGCATTGTAGGTGTAATCACCATAATCCAATGTTGCTCGACTATATGGAGCGGAAAAGGATTTATACCGCTTCTCCGCTCGCTCGGTCGCTTGCTCCCTGGAATCAACAAGAATCTGGAAAGACTTTAAGACTTCTTTTTGATCAAAAATATCCATTAGTTGAATGGCATCTCCTCATCTGTGCCGTCTGGAACGCTCATGAAATCATCTGAATTAGTACGTGAGGAATTATTGCCGCTTAAGATTTTGTCTTTTGGAAGTTTGTAATCACCGGAGCGAATTTTATCGACTTTGCAGAAGGCTGCCAAGTTGGTAGCTCTTCCAACACTTCCATCATTCTTTTCATATTCTCTTTCATTAAAAAGACCGCCGGCAATTTTGCCTTTGAATTTCTGCTCATCCCAGTCAAAATGGTATCCCGGATTAGATTCTTCAAGAGCTTCTGTAAATGTTTTAAAACGTCTCTTTGTCCAGTTATCTTTCTCTGATCCGTCATCATTCGGGATATTCAGAAGATAATTGCAGTGCCATTTCTTATCCTCATTCTGCTGAGACTTATATTCTTTTGCGTAAAAGCCTGCATATTCGCCTTCTACGATATCACAGCTGATTTTTACATACTGGCCTACACTATTGCCACAAACTTCGGCTCCAAGAATCTTTACAATGTAACCACCTTTTGGAAGTACATCATAATCTCCATAAGCCTGTGTTTTTTCATAATCTCCAAATCTTTTAATTGCCATGCTTTTATCTCCTTTTAAAATATTTATTGTAGTCATAGCACATAGAAATGGCTTCTTCTTTACTTGCACATTTCCTGTACTCACGAATTGCTTTATCACGGTATAATTGATGGATATAATGCGATTCGCATCTTATCCGATAGGCGTACCGGCCTATTAAAAATACATACCAGTTTTGTTCTCTCATCAAAACTCCTTCATAACTTCAATAACCTTTGTGATATCATTCGGAATATATTCCTCTTCAAATGCCCCCAGTGGCGTTCTTGCAGTGTCGTTATGAGAAGTGGTTGAAAAACAATAGGTGTTCTCCTGCTTCATTGATCTGAGCAACCAGTTGAATTTACTGTCGATGTTATTTTTTTCAGTCTTTCTTCCATTGGTCTTAATTCTGGTAAACTCATAACCCGCGTCAGTCATTTCTGTTTGCGTGTGGAACAGCAGAATTACTGTTAAATCGTCTCTGAGCTTTGACGGAATATCCACCAAGTCCCAGATGCTCGATGCGAGGTCCATCCACTTGTCATAGCCTTTCTCTTTGCATCTTCTCATTTCGTCTGATACCATTAAGTTATTTACGGTATCAACAACGAAATAATGGATATGCGGCGCTTTTTCTGCAATGTTTAAAAGATATTTGACTATAGTCTGTGGAAAACTGGTTTTCACATAATTGTTCTTATCGGTGGAATACTGATCTCTCCAGCCCTTCCAATTCAGGCCCTTCCCATCGCAATCACAGTAATAAGTTTCTTCTGGATTGAGATTACGAAGGGATGTGCTTTTACCACTTCCAGGCTCTCCCATGATTCCAATTAAGTTCGCCATGATTATTCCTCCTCTTTGTCGTATACGATATGTTTACTGCCTTCTAATATTAAAAGGCTTGCAATCTGGCGCATGGACAATGTGCTTTCGTTGTAAATTTCGGTCAATTCATTATAAGCTTCTCCTGTTACTTTTACTGCTGCGTCTTTTTCAGTTATTGCCTGCTTCTTCCTTGCCGGAATATGAATTTTAAAATCACTCATTGATACTTTCCTCCTTATACGATTTCTGAGCCGTTAAAAGCCCATTCAGAGCCTGTACGTAGCTCACCAATGTTTTTGCCTTGTATGATTCTTCAATTGGGTTATCTGTCACAATAGAAAGTTGCCCGTCTATCAAATTAAGAATTTCATTAATCCTCTCCTGCATCTTTCTCCACCTCACTAAAAAAGCAGTAAACATTGTCAGAACCGTCTCCCCTTGCAGGGTTAATACCGCCACCCGGAAGTAACCCGCTGGCACTGTGATATTCAAGATGATTCAGATACATGTCTGGATTCTCCCAGTCGATAATGTACTGCTTACGCTTATTCAACTCTGACAGAAGCTCATTTACTGTCGTTATTAGTTCCATTGTCGGCATGAGCTTCAGCTCCATTTGATTCAACATCTAGTGGGCACCTCCCATCTATCAGAAGTTCCAACAAGAAACCTTTAATTATTCTGATACTTTCACGACTCTCTTTTTCAAAAAAAGAACTAAGAGATACTCTCTGATATAAGTCCCACTTAAACACGCCTTTAGGAAGCTCAACATCTTCTTTTCTTTTAAGTCCTCTTACCTCCAAGCCGTAGCCTGAAAAATCGAATGTGACACTTGCTGTCGGAACTTCATTTACAACTCTTTTACAGAGTTCGTAAATTTCATCAATCTCTTTCTCGAACATCTTCTTATCCTCCTTATTTCCTACTGCCAGTCTGCTTTCATCTGGCGTACTGCCCATGCTGCCGAGATACCGAAAAAGATGTTCAGCCAGATGGGTATATCCACATATTTCCCGGCAAGCATACAAACAGCAATTAGCATATACTCTTTCATTTTATTTCATTTCTCCCAGAATCCACGCAAGGTTGCTTGCCACCAGTGCGGCGGCTGTCACAATCCATGCAGTGAACCATCTTTTTGACTTTTTCTTGCTTTCTTCGACAATTTCAGTCGCAAGTGCTACTTCGATGTCAGCCCATGTGAGCTGGCTTCCGTTTTTAATTTCACTCATATCGTGCTAATTTCTCCTTATTTTTTCTTATTTGTCTTTACAATTAGCAGATAGAGAACTATAATGTATCTATCCACTAAGGTACTTTAGTGGGTGCAAAGCTCCGGGGTGGAGGTTCCAGCTCCCTCCGGGGCACTCACTTATTGAGAGCCTCTTTGCCTTTCCAGACATGACCAGTTACTTCATAGACTTTCCTAGGGCTTATGATGTATGTGATTCGGCCACCGGAAAGGCTTTTTGCTGGCTTGTTATTCTGCACAGCTACGCCAATCGGCAACCATCCATACACAATCCCTGCTCGGATTGCTGTAATAGGAAGTCCGATCAGTTGGCTTGCATCGGATACGCTCATACTCTCTGATGAGAATTCTGGCATCTGTGGAATGCCTGATATGATTCTTGCAACCTCTGCGGCGAACTGATGAACTTCTGCATTTTCTTTGATGTAAGTATCAATCTCGCTCATTTCATGCTCCTTTCTCGTTTTCTTTCTGGCCAGAATCATCTGGCTTATTCTCGGAAAAACTTTCCGTCTTACCAAGAATGTATCCCTTGTCAAATTCTGACATATTAGGAATCGCGTTTTTCAGCTTTTCAACGATTCTTTTTTCTTTTTCAGACATGTACTCACTCCTTTCTTGTGATATACTCCCAGTAGACGGGAGGTGATATTGTGTATCTCAATAAAGAACAATTTAATTTCTTGAAATATCTTTCAAGCAAAGAAAAAATTGAATATTCTTCTCTATCGGAAAATGAAATCAAAATTTCAAATTTTCTCGAAGAAGAAAAATTGATTTCTGTTAATAGAGAATCTTTTCCTAAAATCAATCAAGACGGTCAGGTCAGATATGCAAAAGGAAAAACTCTTTCTATTACGATTTCCGAACAGGGAAAATCTTATATTGCTGAAAGAAAACATGAATTTAAAAAGTTACTATTGAAAGATGTGGCTATTCCGATTATTGTTTCGATTCTTACCACCCTAGCACTAAACGGATTAAAACTGTTGCCACACTTGCTACAATTGCTGGAATCACATATTCCATAATCGGATGGCGTTTCATATTTTTCACCTCCTTTGTTTACCTTGTAAACACAGTATAGTCCCTTAGACAACATTTGTCAATACTTTTTTGTTGACTTTGTAAACATTTTATGATATTATATTTTCAGAAAGGAGGAATTAAATTGAAAGACAGGTTTAAAGAGTTGCGAAAAGAATTAAACGTAACTCAGCAAGAATTTGCAGACAAACTAAAGATAAGTAGGAATTTTGTAGCGCAAATTGAAATGGGAAGCAAAGTTCCGTCAGATCGGACTATTGATGATGTTTGCAGAGAATTTAACGTAAACGAAGAATGGCTCAGAACTGGAAACGGAGATATGTTTGTACCCGGAATTAAAGACAAACAAATTTCTGCCATGCTTGCAGACGTAATGAAATCTGGAGAAGATTCTTTCCGACACCGTCTCGTGTCTGCATTAGCCAGATTGGATGATGAGGGATGGGACAATTTAGAAAAACTTATTGACATGATTTCTAATAAGTAAAAAAGAAAGACAAGGGCAATGCGCAAACCCTTGTCTTTTTTAATGTTATCCGATTAGCCTTTTCACAAATATATAAATCACTTCTATCCAATGATTATTCGTGCATTTTTCAACCATCTCAATAATCTCTTTCTTATAATCCATAACAACCCTCCCTGTTACAATTACCACCTACATTACAGTATATGCCCGGCTGTGGGAAATAGAACCGAACATTAGTTCGTTTTTGCTATTATACCATCTATTCCGACTCTTGGCAACTGCCAATGATATACATGGATTTTCGCCATCTCATACATAAACTTTGCAATCTCAAAGAAAATTATGCTTTCGCAGAGGAAAAATGCGAGATTACAAACTTTTCCACTGCCATCGTCTGCACGCGGATACTTCTGGACAGAATGCTCCTGATATACCATATACGAATGAACTATCTGCATATCTTTCTGATTATTATTATTGGAAATTATCTTTTGTGGGGTATGTGCAAGGCTAAATACCTTATAGACCAGCAAGAGAAGTACAAAGCACTTAAAACATTTCTTTTTCATCTAAATCACTCTATTCCATTCTAAATCTTTACAATATGCTCTTAAAATGATAAAATAAAAATACCACATATAACCGTACTTTACATAACATTGCAAAATCAGCGGTACAAAATACATAATCCGCATGGAAAGCGCGAAGTGTGGCGAATAAAGCTATTAGGAGGAGCAATTCTATGAGTAAGAAAAAAGGCGGAAAACTTAAATGGGTAGTTTTGGCAGTTGTTGCCGTTGGTGTTATTGGTGCCGTTGGTGGAAATTCGGATTCAAGCACCACATCTTCTTCCAACACATCCGCAAAGACAGAATCTGCAAAAGAAGTTGATACACCTGCGCCAATTGAATACACATCCGTATCAGTCAATGATATGATGTCTCAGCTTGACAGTAATGCAATGGGTGCATCTGATAAATACAAAGGCAAATATCTTGAGATTACTGGAAAACTCAGTAACATTGACGCGGCTGGAAAATATATTGATCTTATGGCTGATGGAGATTTTGAGATTATTGGAGTCCAGTGTTACATCAAAAGTGACGACCAAAAAGCCAAAATAGCATCCATGTCAAAGGGCGACACTGTTACTTTAAAAGGAAAATGTACAGACGTTGGAGAAGTTCTTGGCTATTCTCTTGATATTGAAGAAATAGAATAAAATAAAAAACCGCCCCGGCATTGGCGTACCAGGACGGCGTTTATACATCTCCGAAGAAATGTATATGCTGGCAAAACATATTGTATCATCTTCGGAGCAGTCGAACAAGACAGAAAATTTGTTCGACTGTTATTTTTATACTCAATCAACCGTTTAAAGAAAAGAGGAATAAAAATGGCGAAGAAAAGAAAGAAATACCCCAAATTGCCGAATAGTTTCGGCAGCATCCGTTATCTTGGCAAGAATCGGAGAAATTGTTTTGCAGTACATCCACCGGCAACGATTGACGCAACAGGAAAAGCGATCCGCCCGCCGGCGATCTGCTACGTAGATGATTGGCTAAAAGGATTCTCTATTTTAACAGCCTACAAAGCTGGCACGTATCAACCAGGGATGGAAAAGGATTTATCCATATCACTCACCACCGACACAGATGCCCTTGTGAGCCGCATATTGGCTGATTACGGCGCAATAAAAGGAGTAGAGGACAAACATCCAGAGATTAAGAAATTGACGTTCTCAGAGGTATATGAACAGTTCTATGCGTGGAAATTTCCAGAGGGGACAAAGCTATCATATAGTTCAAAAGAAGCATACCGGGCAGCTTACGCGAACTGTGCTATTCTGCATAATCGCATATTCGAGGATTTAAAGGCTCCTGATATGCAAAAGGTTATTGATGATTGCGCATTAAAAAAACAAAGCCAAAAGTCTATCCTGACTCTGTTTAAACAGATGTACAAATATGCAGTATATTCAGAAATCGTAACAGAAAATAAGGCATTATATGTCCATGTTAATGCTGATGATGACACAGAACATGGGACACCATTTTCCGATCAGGAGATGCAAGTGCTGTGGAATAACGCCGGCGACCCAGAAGTACAGCTCATCCTTATCATGTGTTACTCCGGCTGGAGAATTGGGGAAATGCTAAAACTTACAATCAACCTGGAAGAGAAATGTTTTCAAGGCGGAATCAAAACAAAAGCCGGTAAAAACAGAATTGTTCCGATACATTCTGCTATATATCGTTTTACTGAACAGAAAGTGCTGGCACAAGATGGGAGACTATGCGTATATGCTCAACCCTATTATAGAAAAGCGTTATTCTACCCTACACTGGAGCGTTTGGGAATAGTCGGCAATCCGAAACACACGCCGCACGACTGTCGGCACACCTTTTCTGCTTTATGTGAAAAATACGGTGTTCGTGAGAACGACCGGAAACGAATGCTTGGCCATTCCTTTGGCGGAGATATTACAAACGCGGTATATGGACACAGAACGCTGGAAGAACTTCGAGCAGAAATTGAAAAAATAAAAGTTCCATTTGTGACTAACTGTGACTAACGGAACCTATTTTAATCTTTCTAAAACAACCGAAATATCATTATCGAAATGCCGGAAACCCTATTAAAATCAACGTTTTAGAGATTTTACAAGGACTCCCAACATTTCATTTTCATTACCTATAAGCTAAAAGTGCATTTAAGTTAATTGGCTTGAAACGCCCTATTTAAAGGCATTTCAGCTTTTCAGAATTTCAAAATTGTGACTAACGTGTGACTAACCAGAATGTTCTTATTATTCCGAATTTGATACAATATAACACGAAAAGCCCCTTGGAAACAAATTCCTTGGGGCTTAAATTTATACTTTTTTGATGTATTTTGCAGAAACAAAACCGAAATATTTTCCAGCAATACGAATGTAATACCAGGAACTTCCATCTTTGGCTTTCTGAGTAAAGTTCATGACATCGACCTTATTTCCGTTACTTAATGTCGGATACTTTTTGATGTTTGGATATTCTGCGCCTGCCCATGTGCGGACATTCAGAGAAGAAGCTGTAACCTCTCCAGCGTACAACCTCTGATTCTTGTCTTGCTTTTTAGAGATCGTTGTGGTTGTGTTTTTTGCTCCGTCAATCTCGAGATATTTAGTAGCCGCCCAGCCGATGCCAATACCTGCAACTTTAACCTTTGTCCACATGCCGGATTTTTCACCGTTAATTTCCACACGGTTTCCCTTGTTGATTTGTCCAAGAACATAACCATTCGGCGTCTCTCTAATGTAAAGGTCGTCAACCGTAGATGTAGCTGTGCCGGTTGCTTTCCATGTTTCTACAACAGCATTCTCTTCGCCCCAGTCAATCCATACATATCCATCAATGTTCGGATCATTAATGGAATAAGATTTATTTCTGACGGCTCCGCCATTTGCCACTACACCCGGTACGCTGGATGTATTGCCCTCATTGGTATTAATACGCTGAGATGTGAAAGACTCTACTGATCCAATATGCGAACCGTTGCGGAAGATAACCAACGCGCCCTCTTTTGGAGTAAGACGCCAGGTGTCTGCCTGTTTTGCATGGGTAGTAATGGACTGACAGTTATAAAATCCGCCGCCCATAATCTGCAATGCTCTTGTGATTCCCAGAACATTCACCAGCTTCCAGAACTGGTACTCCGCGCACCATGGTTGAGCCTGGCAACCCGGCTGCCCCCAAGAATTTACATCACGGGCGAATTTGGTATAATTGTTATATCCTGCATTCTTTTTAAAATCATCCAGATAGGCATTGCTTTTCTTTTCAAGGTATCCATCATTTGAAGCATAATAATCACCAAGTTCTGTGAATTTTTGTAATTTTGTTTTGCTCACTGCCGTTTCCCCTTTCTGTCCAGAATCTCTATAATCTTTGTAGAATACGTTCATATCTACGCTTCTATTGATTCCCGGAACTTTCCCCTTGCTGGAATACTGCCAGCCTACACCAGCAGATGGTCGTAATCTTTCTTGTACAGAACCATTATCGCTAGCCGGATAACGAGCAATCCAGCAGTCGTACTTTTTCAGAGCATCTGATAGAACGTTATTGTACCAATCAAGATTGCAATAGATGCCAACTTTATAACCGGCTTTCTTTATTCTTGTCAGAAACGCTACTGCAATATTCTCGACTGCCTGTTTGCCAAGTTTTCGCTGATTAGTCCATTCAAGGTCGTAGAACACCGGGAAGTCCAGCCCACGTCCGTTGAGTGCGGCAATCACATCTTCTGCTTCGTCAATCGCCTGTGACGGTGTTAGAGCATATGAATATTTATACCCACCGATAAGGATTCCGTTTGATCTGCAGTTCTTGTAATTGTATTCAAAAGAGCTGTCAATGCCTGTTTTCTGATGGATTCTTAATATTGCGAATTTAATGCCGGATTTAGCCACCTTCGCCCAGTCTGGCTTGTCCTGATAAGATGATACGTCAATTCCTTTGATTTCTACCATAATATCACTCCTTATATCTTTTTCTGAGGATTTCTTTGCATGTCTATCATTCTATGATTTCCAATTGCTTCTCAATCTCATTGATTCTGTCTCTGACAGTCTGTCTGTCAGAATTAAGCTTGTCCATATCATATGGAATCGCCCGCCCTGTGAGCTGATATTCAAGAGCCTTGATTACCTTCCAGTCTCCAATCTCAGATGTATTCGTCTGCAATTCCGACCTCAATACTCTGAGTTCCGCTTCAAGATTTTCTTTTTCTATATTCTGTTCAAAATTCTGTTCCGTCATGTCACGTTCCTTTCTTCGTATAATTCGTTATATAATTCGTCTACATTGTGTATTGTTCTCTTGCAATCAAATTTGACAATATTGTTTCTCCAAGATTTATACTGATTTTCAATCTCTTCCTTGGTCATCTCACCTATGTCGTACTTAAATTTAAAAGATTTTAGCTTACGCTTTTCTCTGACAAAACTGGATTTGTTTGGCTTGTGCGTAATCTTACCTGTATCCGTGATAAAAATTCTTTGCTTAAGAAAGTTGAACCCTTTATCTATTCGGCAAATTTGAGTTTTCTTTTCATTCAGCTTCAAGCCGAGTTCAGCGGTTATTTTCTTGACGCCTGCCAAGACCGTTTTAAGAAATTCCTTGTCTTCGTGGATAATATAAAAATCATCCATGTGCCGCGCATACGCTTTACACCCCATAACTGTGGTGCAATAGATATCTATTGGAGTAGGATAGTAGATTCCGCAAATCTGTGATACCTGAGAACCGATTCCAAGTCCCACGCCCGTATCACTGAACGATCGAATTATCATTTCCAACAAATCCATCATCTTCTGGTCAGAGATACATTTCTTTAAGGATTCAATTAACTTATCATGTGGTATACTCTCAAAGAATTTGCTAAAATCTCCTACAAGGATATAGCCTTTGTTGCCATGCTTGTTGTAGTACTTTCTCAAATGCTTATCCAGTTGTTTTCGCGAGAAATTAACACCTTTCTCTTTTACGGATGCACCGCTATTATAAATAAGTTTCGGATAAATAAGAGGCTCTAAAACATAATCGCAGATAGCTCGTTGCAGGACTCTGTCTCTGATGGATGGTGACTTTATATGTCGCGTCTTGCCCCGTTCATCTACATCAAATTCCACGAACTTGTCTGGCTTATATCTGCCGCTCTTGAGCCTTTTCTTGATATCCTTGATATTTTGGAAAATATTGGCTTCAAAACGTTGAATTGAACATTTCCAGTCAACGCTTGATTTGCATTTCTGAAAAGAATCGTATAGGACGTTTAAATCTAATAATGTTTCAAAATATTTATATTGCATTTCAATTAATAGAACATGTATATAGCCTTTAGACGTATCCATTGGCATCATGCTCAATATTTACCCATCGGGACGGATAAGATTTCCTTCGTAAGACACACATGACATACTGGTCGATTGTGCATCATTCAAATCGTGGGCGAACATAGTTGTTCGCATTAGACGCGTTGTTGTAGTTCGCATTGCCATTGTTGTTGCAATTGCAAAAATCCGCGGCAGAGGCTTGCAAACCTTACCCGATAAATATTTTTTATTCTCCTTCCAATTCTTTCTTCTTTTCAGCTTCAATCTTCTTTTCAATATCTTTGCGAGCCTTATTGTCGGACTGCCGCCAGCCTTTTAACAGGTCAACTTCGCGTTTGGACATATCAAAGAATTTGTCAAGCTTATTGATATCAATTCTGAAATCCACCCTGATTCCCTGCAAAACCTGTTCAATATCTTTACAGTTGCAGATTGCCATTGTCTGAAATTCTCTTCGCATGGCATATTCCTCGTGCAAAAATTCTTCTGTCGGATAGATTGAATTAGCATTAGTGATGTTTTCGATTAATTCATCACAGAGGTCTAGCAGTCTTTTCCTTTTGCGGTCTATGTACCATTTAGGGAATTCACTTACAAATTCATGATTTGGTGACTGCCCGTATTTTGAAAAAATATCGTCAATTGCTTTCTGGTCATCTTCACTGATATTTTTGATGACCTGATTTACGGAGCGTGGATTCCTCTCCGTTCCGAAATTCCGCATCATCCATGTTACAAGTTCCTGATTCATACGAATGGCGTTTTTGTAAAATTCCATATCAGACAGGTCTCTTTTGTTTTTGAGTACCGACATAACTTTCCTTTCATTTCAATTAATATTTATCGCTTCATCTTCAACCCACCCACGAGGGGTGGAGATTTGAAGATTTCGCTACGCTCCGATTACGAAGCGTGGGCGAACATAGCCGCCCGCACCAGACGCGCTGCCGTAGTACGCACCGCCACCGTTGTCGCAAATGCAAAAACCCGCGGCAGAGGCTACATCTTTCAGAAAGTACCACGCACTTCTATTATTGATTGCATTCTTCGAAAAAACAAACAACTCAAACTGATGATTTGCGTTTCCTGTGTCATATCCGGAAGATGAGAATGCGCATGAACCGTAGACTTCAATTTCACTCATGAGTACTGCCTGCATGCTAAGCCACTCCCAATTATTAGAACATCCGGTAGTGACACCAAATCTATTTGCTCCAGTAGCATTGATACTATTCGTTATGAGTTCTCTTGTCGTTTTAAGGTGAGAGCCAAACTCTGCAAAGAGCTGTTGATTAATGGTTGCTCCTGCAGCAGTCGAGCCGGTTGTTGCAACTGCTCCAATAACCTTTGTATTCATCTCTGAGCCTTTGTAAGCCCCTTCTGTAGTGTTGGTCGGGTTCATTCGGCTTCTTCCAAAGTGTTGTGTTCCGCCAAATCCCATGCCGGGAACCATGACCGCCCATTTATCGCTGGCAGACGAATTGTCTCCATTTCCTGCAAGACCACCAAGAGAAGCAATCGTCACATATTGTGAACCTGTCAGTTGATAATCTGCTACTGGATTTGGAGCGGATATGGGACGCGACATTTTGAGATAATCCCCTGCAAACAAATCTTCAAAGAGAGAATAACCGCCCGTTCCTTCAAGACGCTTCCAAAGCGAACCATCGTTATAATATGGGGTAATATCTTTCGGAACAATGCGCGGAATGTTATGATAAGCAACACTGTTCAAATCATTAATCGCCCCAAGGATTGTTTTGTTGCTTGTCGCGAGCTTCTGGAATGTTTTGTCTGCGAGTTTATTCAAAATCCAATCTGACAACGCCGATAAACCAAGACGTTTGTTTGCCTTGCCTGCTGTATCAAGTGCCATTACTTCATCATTATCTGCGGGTTCTGTTTTTATTGTGTAATCTGTCCACTTTGGCATATCCATTCCCTCCTTATGCTAAATATTTGTCCCTGATATATTTTTTGACTGCATCAAGATGAGCTTGTACATCGTCATCCAACACAAGAAAATTGCCTTTGTTGTTCTGACTGACAACTTCCCCTGTTTCCTCGTTTACCTCAGAATAGGTGTAAGCGATACGACTTCCTTCTCCAGTACTAAGATTCATAAAACTTGTAAGAATTTTTTTCATGATATTTTCCCCATTTCGTCAATAATTTTTTCCCTGTCACTAAGAAGTTCTTTTTCATAATCTGGTTCTGATACTTCAAGGCTTTCACCGTAGTCTGGCTCTGGCATGTCTGTGTCTATTGCCCTGTCGTAAGCTGTTTCACTTGCATCGGCAAAACGCATGTGTTCATAGTCAGCCTGCCGCGCTTTGATTTCAAATGCAAATTTAAGCCCCGGAGTACCTTTTACAGTGAAATATGTCTGTTCTTTTTTATCTACCCAACAATCTCCATCTCCTTCCTTTTGTAAGAATACATAATATTCAATCCTTACATTTGTGGATTCCTGGAATATATCATCTATATCTATCAGGCATGTGCCATCTTCAGATATGAACGCTTCTCCGATGTCTCCGAACATAGGGGATGCCATTTCGTAGCAATAAAACGCCTGTGTGCCATAGTTTTTTGTTGGAAGAATCCTCTTCTTCGAGCCACGCACACTTAAATCCGCAAGGTCGGTGCCTGTGCCTTTACTGAAAAAGTGTCCGCTGGTTTCGATGTGTGACTCTGATATGATTTTGTAACCTGAGGTTATAGTTCCACCTGCACTTATAGTGCTATATGCTTTTATATATGTCATGGTCAGAACAGATTGCCCAGAATTTTTTCCTGTTATGTCTGCAGTAACGCTTATTGCATTACAATATACATCGCATGTGTGAAACTCAGTTCCTTCCAGAATTGACGTGTCATGTAACTCGCCAGTTGATGGGTCATACCATCTTGTTTTTCCTACGGTTTGAATGCGTCCATTATTTCCATCCAGTGTAACGCTATTATCACCACTCGCCGCATATAAATATCCACTTAAAACCTGCCATCCAGCCAGATACCCGGTGTCAATATACGAAGCATTCAGATACACCTTGTTATCATAAAGATATAGCCCCTGCGTTTCCCCGTTGTTGGTTAATTTATTAAAAATTTCCAACTGGGTCATATCACTGGCATCTTTTCCGTCCTGTCCATCCTGCCCATCTTGACCCTTTTCCCCGTATACGCCAATCACGCAAGGAAGTGTTGTTGCTTTAGCTCCGTTTGTGAAGAAAGTCTCCTCATAGTTCCATAGATACCGATTATCCGGTGTTGGAGTCTGCACAGCTTCTGTCCATCCGGAACTGCTTGTTGATACACCAGACGAACTGGACGTAGCAAGATAATGCTGTACAATCTTTGAAATTCCGTTCCCGGTGTCACCCTGCTTTTGCTTTGCGACTACAAATTCCTTTTCCGCGGACATCCCGTTGTAAGTTGCGGTTGCGGTAATCGTGCCACTATCCACAGACAGCCCAGAGACCGTATACGTTGCCCCTGATGCTGAACCGCTCACTCCACTTCCTGCTGAAAATGAAATGTTTGACTGTGTGGTCACATTCTCGGCACCATACAGTACAGTTACCGTAGTTTTGCATGTTGGAAATGTGGTATAATTTCCGGATGAATCTGTTGGAATTCCTTGGAATTCATTTGATAGCAATACATTCAGCGTGGCGTATTTTGTCGCGATTTCGGTCGCAGTATTAGAAGCTGTGTCTTTTGCTATTTCAGATACGGCTTTTCCTTTTAATGAAAACTCTGTTGCGGCAATGTATACCTTTCCATTATCGTCAATATGGAGCGTGATTTGATTATCATTGTCAATAACCTTAATCCCTTTTGCATTGATAAATTTACCTGCCAGAACGCCTGCAAGGATGTAATTTGCATTGATATACAGTTTCTTGTCCTGTATATAAATTCCCTGGTCTTCACCGCCGTTTGTCAGCTTATTAAATACCTCGTCTTGACCAAGACTTGTATCATACTCCTTGACCGCATTATCAATGTCGGTTTTGTCCACATATTTGAAATCAATCCAGTCAGTGTCAGTAAATGCACCGTCCGCTCGGCTCCTGACTGCTGTTTTGATAGAAGCTTCACCATCTGCCTTTGATGTGACCCAAAAATCTCCCATGTTATACGGCGGCTTTGGCTGTTCAAAATAGACTGCCGCTTTTCCATCAATCTTATCAAACAGATAATCCGGTGCTTTCTGCTCGACCCATTCACTACCATCCCACCGCCAGCGCGTGTTAGCGTTATTGGCGGTGTTCTGCCAAAGGTCTCCTTTGTGGATATATTTACCTTTTTCCCAGACAATTAAAATCTCATTCCCGTCTACGTCCAGAATGGAATTACCGCCAGCATCTGTCCACGGAATCTCTTCCGTTTCTGTCCATTCAAGCGCCGGGTCCGTATCCTGACTCCAAGTCTGAATCTTACCATCAAGCTGTTCTTGAAGACTTTCAATCGTATCGGCAAAAACGCCCTTGATAAATGCTGTGATTGCAGAATCATCTGTATATTTAGATGCTTTCACCCAGTCATCGGCGTCATAGCTTGCACCTTCTGCCTTTGCCTTTTGACATTTGAGAATGTCCCCGGTCTTTCCCTGAACCCATAAATCGTCAATATCGTAAGGGGGTACTGGTTCCGTTCCAAATATTCTTTTCTTTACATTTGCTGTGTCCTGAGCTTTTGCCGCATCTGCCAGAGCTTTGACCACCGCAGTATCTTTTACATAGTCCCACTTGTATTCACCGTTAATCTTTGCATATCTGTAAGCTTGTCCACCATACTCTTCGTTGTTTACGATGTAAAATAGGTCACCTAAGTGTTTCTTTTTAGTTGTATCATCTGTCCAAGTGGATGCCGGTTCATTATTGCCATCAGGAACATAGTCTCCAAAGAATGCTTCTATCTGTCCGTCAATCTGCTCCTGAAGAACCTTAATCTGTGGAGAATACACCTCTGTAATGAACTTCTCAACCTCGGCATTTGCCACATTTTCTGGTGTTTTCCCTTTGATTGTAAGCTCCGTGGCATTAAGATTGACGGCCCCTGTCTCTGCATCAATGCGGAATGTAATGTTCCCATCATTGTCTTTTGCCGTGAATCCTCTTGTGTTGATCCAATCCGACTGTATACCGATAGCATACAGAATGTTCAGCACTGCATCGCCGTTACTGTCAAATCCGGCTTTCCAAGTCTGACCTCCGTCTACCGACAAGAAGAATCCATCAGCACCCGTCTTATATATCACCTTGGAATCAGCAAGTGTAGGCTTGTTATGCCTATATGAAATCGTGGATCCATCTGCTTGAATTTCTTCTGTATAGTAAAAGCCGAGAGTGTTGGCCGCTAGTTCGTTCATCTGCTTTAATTTTGCGTCATAGGCAGTAATCTTTTTCTCGGAATCTTTCTTTATGTTGTCGACCTCGACCTGCATGCTGTCTGGATAGTCAGCATTGATGTCTTCCATGCTCTTTGCATTACAAGAAAGGCTCGTACTTCCGGAAAAAGTAAAGTCCACATCTGTCAGGTATGAATAGTAAACATTACCTTTAATGTCGGAAAATGTAATTCTATCTCCAAATGTGGCGTATCCGATTGCTATGCTGTCACAAGAGAATGGTCTTAATCTCATACCGACAAGCTCTTTTCCAATCAGGTCGACACCCATCTGTTCATTACCGCTCAGAAGCTTGTTGTCAATCGTGATGACATATCCGTCTGTACCGTACTTATATTCCGTCTCATTATCTGTATATTTGACCCCAGTAACAACTACATCGTCAACATCATAGGTAAGATTTCTGATAGCATTTGGTTTAAATCCTTTTCGTTCAAGAACTGTCTCGATCTCGTTGCTGTCAATGTCAAGGATAGTGTTTCCATTAATGTCGTACCATGGAACTGTTTCTAATGTAATAGTGTCTGCACCATCGTCAAAAGTGATGATTCGCAAATTATCATTCTCATCAATGCGAGCGTTACCGCCTGCCAGAGCTGCAACCATACCGATTACTGCTCTAAAAGTGGTGTTCTCGGGCTTCTTCTGTACCTGATAGTCTGCGTTTTTAAATGTTGCGTCACCTAACACAATCCCAGTCTGCTGGCAGGCATCTTCTAAAACCTCTCTGACAGAGCACGGGAAAACAAGGTTTGTATTGTAGCCTGTCTCTGCCTTGTTCATATAGTCCAGCAAAGTGAGATTAATCTCATCGGACGTGGCAGGTTTTTTTGATACAATGAATGTGCCGCGGCGAATGGTTTCCAATCTATCAGACAGTTGCAAATTTAAAAATAGGGTGAACTGTGCCCCGGCAAAGTCGTAGTCAGAGAACCTATCATCATCATTGACCAGCGCCAATGTTGCTGTTTTTTCAATGGCTACACCTATCGGGAAATCCCCGGAATCAGAAGAATCTACGATACCGTTTCCGTCAAGGTAGAAATCTTCCTTTTCCAGGCTTAAAGTTGTCCCATCACGCAGTACCGCATTCGCCGTAACATAATAGTTACTATTTAAGAGAGATTCTGTCTTTAACTGATTTGTAACATTAATCATACCGGTCGAATGCTCCTTACATTAATAGTTAATCCTGTCCATCGTTCCTCATTGCCTTTGAGCGTTTGCGCTGCCATGTTGAAATTAGACGCATAGAACGTTTTGTCAATCCATTTGCCAGGTGTCCGAGGGTCTTTATGATGAAAAGTGAACTGACTTTTGTTAATCATCAAATTTAGAATGTTCGCAATCTCTCCCCATTTAAGCTCGCCCCATTCCATGTCGTATCCGGCAATAGTTCCCATCGGAGTGTTGTGCATAACAAGATCCTGACTTCTCTTAGAGCTTTCCGTTGATGTAGTTGCGAACACCGGCTTGTATGTGTCAGGGGCCTTTATAATGACCCCATCAATCTTAAACTGTTCTTGCGACATTTACACACCTCCTAATAAGAATGGATTCTGACCGCCATTTCTACGTCTCCTAAGTTCTGCTTCATCAATGATAATATCTAAAAGTTTTCTACCGGATGCATTGACTGTAACATTATAGGTATTTCCATCTCCATGTCCTTTCCCTGATTCTTCCCGGACGATCTGACGCAACAGGCTTTCCGGTGCTTCCAGGTTATTTCCTTTTTTCTGGTCACCTAATACCGCAAGGAATTCTGACCTTGGCGGAATAACTGCGCCACTGGCCAGATATGGTATGGTGCTGACGCGTGGAAATGTTGCGTGAAATCCAATAGTCTTTGTGCCAAACGGTGTTGGAACAGACCAAGGCCCAAAGGAGAAAGCCGATTCGATTCCACCAATTGCATTATTAATCATTCCAACTGCATTGTTAACAATACTAATTGCCTTATTAATTGGAGCTTTGATGAAATTTACAATGCCCTCAAACGCAGATTTTACCGCATCTCTGGCGGCATTAAATTTACTTGTGATGGCATTTCTTATTGCTTCCACTTTATCAGAAATAAAACTTGTGACATTGTTCCATGTCTGAGTTGTCTTACTCTTTATGCTATCCCATATACCTGTAATTTTAGTTTTAATTGCATCGAATACTGTTTTTGCCGTGGTTTTAAGAGTGTTCCATAATCCAGAAACTTTCGTTTTGATTGAGTTCCAAGTAGTAGATGTTGACGTTTTAATAATATTCCAAACGTTAATTATTTTTTGTTTTAAATTGCTTAATGTACGTGTTACTGATTCTGACAATGCGCGAGTCTTTTCAACAACCCAGTCTTTTAATTTTGTTGCTGCCGCGCATATTTCATCCCAGTTTTTGTACAGCAAAACTCCGATTGCTATAGCAGCACCGACTGCGATCGCGAAAATCCCGCCAGTGCCGATTGCTGTCGCAATGGCCTTGATTCCACCCATGATCCCGCCAGTGCCAGTCATTAACGCGATAAGTCCTTTTGCGGCTGTAGCTATTCCAGATACACTTTTGATAACTCCCGATGCTAATTCTGCAATCTTTGCTGCCGCGAACGCTCCGATTAGGGCTGCGCCGAACGCTTCAACAATCGACTGATGATCAGCAAGAAAAGTTGCTACTTTTGCGACTAAATTAATCACTGTCGGAAGTCCTACCTCAATAACCCATTTCAACATCGGAAGAACGATGTTATTGTAAATCCATTCAAGAACATTTCCAATGGATTCCAGAATTGGTGCAAATGCACTTGTCAGATTACTGATAGATTCTAACAGCGGATAGAAATCTAAGTTTGCCGCCCACGTTGCCGTATCTGCGGTAATCCTCTCAATGAACTGCATAACCACCACAAGAGCATCTGCGATGTTCTGTATAATCTGCGTTCCGACATTGTTCTTATTCCACGCGTCGGCAAAACCGGATGCAATATTCCCAATAGTTTTAAGCACGTTCTGAGCAATCCTTAGCATGGTTGTAAGCATTGTCGTACCTGTACCGTTTGTCCAGACTTCCATGAGACTCCTGCCTACACTCTTAGCAAGCTTCGCAATTCCAGATAGAGCAATCTGTGCCGCATCAATAGTATTCTTACCCTCTTTTTTCCAAGCGTCCTGAAATGGCTTCCAGAGCTTTTTAAGGAGCTTCGCGAGCTTTTCAGCTGATTTGCTAATTTTGTCAAGGACTGTCTCACCCTCTGCCATTTTTCCGTAATCAACATTTTGTACAGCATCTTTCATCTGATCTGCAAGTCCACCGGTTACGCCCGGTACTTTTGGCGATGAATCTGCACTTTTATCCGTTGAGTAATTATTTATTTCGTCGAGAGGACTAAGATATCCTTTTGCCGCCTTAGTAGCTTTCTTGGTTGCGTCCGCTGTATCATTTGTTGCATCCGCCAGCTTTTCGGCATTATCGGCAGCATTTCCATATTGGTCGGCTGTGTCAGCCATTGCATCTGTTCCGACAAGACCTGCGCCGCTCGCGCCTGTCTGACCAGATGATTTCTTTCCGGTGATTAATTCCGTAAATGACTTGAAGGCATTTGCCAGAGTTGCTAACTTACCGAGCAAGATATTAATAACTTTCAGAACAGGAGTGAAGAGATTGATTAATCCCTGTCCAACTGTCGCCTTGAGAGATTGCAGCTGTAACTGCATTACTCTTACCTGGTTCGCCCAGCTGCCAGATGTTCGGACGAAATCACCAGATGCAGCCGATAACTGTTTCTGTACAAAAGCCAAGCGAAGAGCCACTTTCTCCTGTTCAGTCATGGCGGATGTGGTTTTTCCGTATCCATTAGCCAGTGCATACTGGTCAAGTGCCGACTGGGTCATTACCACGCCGAGGTCCTTGAGCGTTTCTGTTTCGCCCGTAAACACTGATTTCAGCTTAATGTAGGCCAAGTCCTGACTGATGTTGTAAAATGATGCTACGTCACCAGTCAGCTGTGTCAGAGCTGTTGACATGTCGTAAGCTTGTGCTTCTGAGAATCCGAACGACTTAGACATTGCTCCGAACGTTCCGACATACTGTTTCGCCATCGTTTCCGACAGACCAGCAGTGGTCATTGCGTTCTTTGCAAATTCATTGACCTTATCCGACATGGTTGTAAATGTAACATCGACCACGTTCTGCACTTCTGCCAGATTTGAGCCAAGTTCTATACATTCCTTACCGAACTGCGTCAGTTTCCCAATCGCGAATGCTCCGCCAATCAGTACGCCTATTTTTTTTACTACGCTGCCAAGTCCGTTAAATGACTGTTTTATAGCCGATACGCCATTTTGGACACCGGTTGTATCCATTCTGGTATCAATAATGACTGAGCCATCAGCAGCCATGTGTTCACCTCCTAACTATTTGAGGTTCAACATCTCATTCAGCGCATCCTTGTACGCTTGCTCCTCGTCGCTGAGACGTGTTTTTATATCAATAATGTTCTTATTTTCTTGATAGAATTTCTTCTCCCATTTATCAAGTTTTTCACCCTTTGCTTTTTTTGACCGGATTCCAACTACGGTGTTGAACAGGCACTCGCCAGATTCCATAAAGTATCCAAAAAACGTCCACCAGTGCATATAAGGCACCGCTCTGATTTCTTTACCGGCAACCTTGTTTACCGCCGGGACGATCATGTCTCCGTCCTGTTCCCAGTCCATTAAGCGGGGCTTAGGCTTGTTCGGATTATCGTCAGCCTGTCCGCAGTCGATAAACTCACAAGCTTTCTGGCAAGCTTCTGTAAGATGTTCTGGGGGTATGCTTTGCCAGTCCTCAAATAGAATCTGTAACATAACAACAGCTTTCGCTTGTTCGTCCAATTCTGGGTCATTCATGGCGACCAGAATATCAATAATTACTCGAAAATCCGTTCTGATAGAAAAATCCACCCCACTGATATTTAGTGAGGTGGGCAACTCATAGGCGGTCATTTTGTATACTTCTCCGTGTACTTATTGACTACTTCCTGCATTTTTTTCTTTCTCTTTTCAATTTCCGGAGTAAGTGCTTCATTAATTTTGTCCAGAACGATATAGGCAAACACCTGACCATTTCCAAAAACAGTTGTTGCGGTAATTGGTTCTTTGAATAAATCCTTAGATGCTTCATATCCGAGCATATAATTGATTTTGTCCTCAATCTGCTTATTAATCTCCGCCATTTCTTTGCTGGAAGAAACATTTTTAACAGATTCCTGAGCCTGTTCGAAGAAAGTTTCCAATTCTTCCGCTCTTGCTGCAATATTAATGTCAGTAGGGTTCAATTTGAACGAAGAGAACACTTCACCCTGTTTGTTTGTGAATGTGAAAAGAAGAAATCCATCATCAATGTTTGTGTTAATTGTTTTTGCCATTTTCTATATCCTCCTAAAATTATTCACTGTCAGCTGTAAATGTACCGGAACTGATATCAAATTTTCCTTTGACACGTTCTCCAACATAGTTCACGGTAAACGGAATCTGATAGCCGGATGCATCGCCGCCGTAGGATGTCGGCACAACATAACAATCCTGCTGATATGCTTCGTACTTGCCTGCCATAGCTTCTGTCCAGAGATGAACCTCAACTGCTTTTGTTTTGAGGTTATCGTCTTTGAGACGTCCATCTACGATCTTCTGTAACGCTGTGAACAGATCAGAAGTAGTGTCTGCATAGAACGGATCAGCATCAGAAGAAACTTCATAACCGTTATGTTTGAATGTGGATTCTCCGAGAATATTTTTAGATGTTTCAGTATCTGGATTGAGCTCTACATTGTACTCTTCCAGATCCTTACCAAGACGCTCATATTTCGGTGTCAGTCCTCCACAAAGGGAACCTGCATCAATATAATGAGCCATATATTTACGGTCAATCTTGCCTGTAACTGCCATAGAAATGTCCTTTCTGCCTATAACTTTAAAGGCCGTGTAGGTTAGCGACTATCTCTAACTGATAGCCGGTTGTTACTTGTTAGATTACTTCATAAGTGTTTTCGTAGCGCACCGATAATGGCAATAGCCAATCCTGTACGCCACTCTCCTGTGGCTCTAAACCATAGGAGTTATCACGGGTGATACGTTTTATCACTCGCCCCTGTGAAAGCTCAGGAAACGCATCTAAGCGCGTCTCAGAGCCATTTATGACAACTGGTTCTCGGCATATCCATTTGCCAAGATTATCCAGGAACTTCTGAACAGATAGCTTCTGCCTCTCCTTGTCGGATGCTGTTCGGTACACTATATAAAATGGATACTGACACACTTGATGCATCGTACCGCAGACATCTTCTTTTTCTGAATAGACCAACGCTCCGTTATCTGCTGAGAACGCAATTCCTGATTCCTTGCCAAGCTCCTCAAATTTGATTGTTTCATTTTCATACAGTCCCGGATACTGCTTCAGAAGTGCTTTCATGGCATCTGTCAGAATCTCGTATCCAGTTGCATCTTTACCGATAGGTTTATCCGCCATGTCTGCCACCTCCTGCCTGTGCTTTTACCTTGCGAAGCCATGTACTGCCGTATTTTCGTTTAGCGGCATCGAACCATTCAGCTTGCGCCTGAGTATGCGGTGATTTTGTATATTGAAGATTTTCTTTTGCATTCGTTTTACCGGAGTACTGGCTCACAAGAACCTTTTCCGCATCGTGTCTTGCCCATGTGCTACCTGTCGCAGGGTCGACCATGGTTTTTCCAAAATAAAGAAAACGTCCATATGGTTCTGCCGCTGCACATACAAATCCAGTTCCTTGCATTGATGTACTTTTGACTCTTGTTCGGTCAATAAAATCTCCCGAAATCATTGGCATAAACTCTATCATGCTATCCATAACCATTCCATCAAGGAGATACTGGGCTTCTTGGTACTGTTTGGAAAATCTGCTCATATTCAGCTTTATTTTCATATCTCCATCGACTACGGAGAATCCTTTAAAATGATGAATCTTACTCATATTACTTACCCAGAATCTCAAAATGTGGAATCAGTGTATACGGACCGCCTACACTAGTAATCTTGAACACGTTATCCCTGTTCTCGTTCATGTACTGGTAGAATCCATTCCGATAATCACCATCGGATACCGTTCCGCCAGCCCACTCACCTTCCCAGAAAAACGATTCGTCCGAGAATGTAATAGTGTCTTCCAAAGCGTTGTTAATCTGCTGTTTCCATTCTTTAGGCGGCACCCATGGGAGGATTTTGCCGTCTTTATCAGTAATGGTTACATTGCCGTTCTGGACAGTGTATCGAACGTGTAACTGTGCGTTGTCGGTTGCGTCTGGTCCGTACTTTTTGAGGATTGCTCCCTTGTCTGTAATGAGGTCAACGCCGGATAAAACATGAGGATACCAGTACACATCTCCTGTTGTGGCACTTTCATAATAGTTGAAAAGTGTAATTTTAGATGAATACATGATACCCTCTCCTTAATTATTCTTTCTGCGCTGTCTGCTTAATAACCTGATTCACACCAGTAGCTGACAATCCGTTAAACATACCGACCGCAACTGCTGTTATATAATCCGTTGCCGGGAAATCCGGGATAACTCCCATTCCGACAGCTCCAAGAATCCCACCAATAACCGCCATGATTACCGGAATCCATTCATCAGGGATTCTTTTTGATGCTTTGCAGCCCATTCCCACAATGTAGCAAATCATAACGATTGCTATACATGAGCCTAATGTTGAAATGTCCATTATTCAGATACCTCCTCATAAGTTTTTTCAAAAATATCCGGCTTACACGGATAAAGCTCTCCGTTTACACCCTGGATAACATAGTCTCCAACAGAAACATGATGTGTTCCCTCTAATGTTTCGATATACAGCTCACACGGAGGTAAATCACAAGTTTCTGCGCCGTAATACATAATGCCTTTCTTATAAGCTTCTTGCGCCCAAAATGGAACGTAAAACAAGCCGTTCCGGTCTTTCAGATCACCATCATACTTAAATGCTTCAATGATAACAGGCTTTTTTCTAAACTTCATATTCACACTCCTGCATACAATACTGGTATTCCATCATCCGTCCTTACTCCCATTAGAAGCGGTAAAGCTGTCTTTAAGAGCAAGTCGTTCGTTTTCTGTGCATCTCCGGCGGCGGCATACACCGCACTCCATTCTTTTGCACTCGCCCCGATCTGCTGAGGTGTGGCGTAAGAGATGGATTCACTGCCAGATGATACAGATGTTACAACGCCTGTCGTGTTACCACCGGGCCCAATTGCAGTTGACGTACCGCTCACAGCGGCATTGGTAGCATTCTTTTCAGCAAGTTCAATCTGATACATTAATTCAGCCAATGAACAGACTGCCTTTTTGATACGCTTCTGCGAGCGTTCATTTGTTGGCAGTCCGTCCACCAACCTGTCAAACGTCATTGTGTCCACAAAATCGCTGGCTCTTTCTGCCAGTCGCGGAAAGTCGGTTTCTGGCACGACATTGCCGAATGATTCTGTATAGAATTTATAATCTGCATAAGCCATGCCAGTTACCTCCTACATTTATGGTTTTGCTGCTACAGTCGCATGTCCTGCGCTCAGCGCCTTATAGGTGCTGTCACATTCAACCACTGTGATTACCTGTCCTGTTGTTGCTGTAATGTCGGATTCACCATCCCACGCGCTCCAGTTCTTCACATTCTGTCCGTAGTCTACGGCAGTCTCAGAAGATGCGACCTTGTACTTATACACATTTCCTGCGCTCGCTTTTGCCGGAGTGATGGTCACTTTAGTATCTCCACTTTTACTTCCTGCTGTGGAGTTTACAGTCAGAGTTCCAAGCGTCTGAGTTGTGTTGATGGTTCCAACAGCAATAGCATCAATGTACTCTGCAAAGAGGGTAAGTCCCATGATTGCGAATGCTTCGGATACTGCTGTGTGATAGTTGCCCTGTGTGTGGAATCCGATCAGGTTTGTCTCACCAGATACGGTGTATACAAGACCTGCTCTTGCAAAGTCAGATTCATTCGGGTCAACATAGTACAGTACGATGTTCTCAACAGGGGTAGCGATAACTGTTCCTCTTGGAATTTCCTTTTCGGATAACAGGAAGATGGTGTTGAAGCCCATGAAATCTTTCATGTACTGGAATCCGAACTGATTCTGGATAGTGATCTCAGCTGCTCCGAGGTATTCATATACGTCCAGAATGTTGACAAATCCAACAACACCAGTCACATTTCTGTGCATCTGTTTGAATTTGTTCTCAACCCGACCCTTGGCCATTGCCAAAGCCATCTGGAAAGTAGTTTCTGTAAATGTGAGGGTACCTGTTTTCAGATAGTCGTAAAATCTTTCAGTAACATTGGTCTGAAGCTGGAAAAGGAATTCATCATCGGTCATCTGAACGGCGTTCTCATAACCGTGATCCTTGATTGCTTCGATAGATACAGCCTTTGCGTACTTCTCAATACTCATTTCTGCATAAGGCTTTTCCTTTACAGTGAATTTGCTGTAAGGGATTTCTTCACCCTCTTTAACATTTCCATCCTGCAATGTGCCTTCTGCGTATTTTGATTTAAGAACCGCTCCGGGTGTCTTTTTGATTGGACGCATGATACCAAGAATCTCGCGCAAGTGTTCCCAGTTTCTTTCGAATCTGGTTACAAAATCAATCTCACGTGCTGTGACCTGGATATCATTTGTCATAATAAGATTAGCTTTTGCTGCCATATAAAAATCCTTTCTACCCATAATTATTAAGGTATTGGGTTAGCGGCTATACTCTAACGTATAGTCGGTGTAAAAAATCACTGGAATAACTGAATATTCTGAGCAATTGCAGCCTGTCTCTCAGACGGGTCTTTAATTGCTTCAATATCCTTCTTTGTCATACTTCCAGGTGTCTGCTGCTGTCCAACATGAGTGGTAAATCTTGCCTGATTCTGCTGAGCCTGCTGCTGAGATTCATCTACAAAAGCAGATGCATCAGACTGTTTCATCTGTTCAATCAGGTCATTTAATCCAAGAATTTTACCGTCTTTCAGTTTAAGACCTGCTTCTTTAATGTCTGCCATAACAGACTTCTTTGCCGCTTCGCTGGAAAACTTAACATCGTCGAGTGCTGCTTTGAGTGCATCTGAGAAATCACGGTCGTAGATTTTCGCATTGAATTCTTTCTCTGCATCTGCCGCTTTCTGTTTCCAAGTCTCTAACTCGGTCTTAACATTTGCCGGGTCGATACCGTCAAAGCCTTTCAAGGTTTCTTCTGCTGTCTCGGCACGTTCTTTCCAGCTGTCTCGTTCTCCCTCAACTTTTGACAGGGTTTTTGCCACTTCTTTGGCATTCTTGTAATGCTCAGAGAGTGCCTTTTTCACATCTGCCTGTTTGTCCTCCGGGATCTCAATTCCAAATGATTTTAATGTGTCAATAAGTTTCTGCATATATATCCTCCTGGCCGTTTTTATTGACCTGCCGCCGCAGGTATGGATTAAGCCAGTTAGACCACTGGCGAGGTAAGTGGAGCTTCCAGAGTCGAACTGGAAAACTTGTATCTATAGATATTCGTTCTATAGCCGATAGGTTCCACATAACCCGGATTCCCGGGTTAGCAAGGTATTTAACGTGCTATGCCTAAACACGAGACGTTTCGGGCTACGTCAACACCGCCTATACGGTCGCACACCTCTGCACGGGTTGAATTCCACTGTTCAGTTATATGTGCTCACAAGGAGGTATGCCGCCATGCACTAACGGCAATGATACGTGTCGGAAATTGCATCCGCTTTTCAACCTCCAGATTCCACCCCGAACCTGTTTCTATTAAGGACACGCATCTGCTTAAAGAAAGGAGGAAAGCAATAAAAATGTCTATGTCAAGCATTTCTGCTTACGAATCTTCCCTATGAATACATTTTACCACAGAACCTTCAAAAAGTTGTGGTACATGTTTTAGCCAATTAGAGCATATCCCGGAGTTTTTCCACGTATCTTTTAACAAGATCACGTTCCTCCCGGCACTCTGCGTCCTTGGACATATCGCTCATTTCTGTTGTGAGTTCGTCCAGATGTTCTTCCAATGCGGCAAGCATCTTTCTTTTGCAGTCCTCAGATTTGCCGGAACGATAGCTCTGTTTCTGTGTCATATAGTCGTCATAAGCATCTCGTCCGTCAGAGCGGCTGTAATGCCCTCTGACATAATGTTCACCACGTCTGGCGTAAGAACTGCCCCGGTCGTAATCTGGCATCATTCTGCCGTCATTTGTGCTGTATCTCCCCATGCTATCACGTTTTCTTCCACGCTCGCTGTAATCGTCATTGTATCCGCCGCGCATCTCATCAAGGACAGCGTTGTAATATTCCACCTTTTTGTCCCAGTATTGAGTGTTTTTGATATCTTTGTACATATCAATCAACTTGTATGTCATTTCCAGATTTCCAGTGGTCAGCCCGCTATCAGCAATTTTGGACAGTTCGTCTTCGATTCTTGCGCATAAGTCTTTAATGTCTCTCATAATCACACCTCCTATGCTTCTCTGGTTACAACGATGTTTGCGTTTGCAACAGAAATAGCCTGATCGCTCACGTTCTCTACTGCGATATTAACGCAGCATCCACGAGGTACATCAATATAGATGCCAGAGGACACATTGTTATACTGATCTACTGCTGCCGGTGTGGAAATCATCTGTGAAGATAATACCGGTTCGCCAGAGATTGCAATCGCCAAAGAGATAGCTCCGACAGTACCGCCTGTTGGAATTGCGATATTACCAGAAAAATCTACAAAGAACCTCGCTTTGCACTGGTTAGTCAGTCCTCTCAGTGTAATAATTCCACTTCCTTCTCTGTGCTGAATGCAGTTAGAGCCTTTAACTGCTGTGTTTGAAAACACTACGTTTCCATTTGCTGCTACAGTCTGAGCAGCTACATTTGTAAATTCTGCCATAAAAATACTCCTTTCATATTACAAAAGGACAGGTCTCAGCCTGCCCCTCTGTGTAAAACGGCATAAGCCGACATTCGAATCAATCGAAAGATACTCTCAATATGAAGTTATCAGCAATTGCATCCGGTGTTGCATCCGCATCCACATCCGTAATATGTGTTCGGGTTAGGAACCTGATATGCCGGAATCGGCGCTGGATTAATCGCATTAATGAGCTGCTGTGTCTGAGAAGCCATTGCAGTTGTGAGAAGTGCAGACTGGCGATCCTGAGAAGCGGCACGCCTGAGGTCATTGTTCTCAGCCTGCAAGTTAGAAATCTTTTCATTGCAAAGATAATCTAAAACAGCTCTCGCATTTGCATTCTGGTTATCAATGATGTCTCTTGTGTTACTGTTCATGGTGTTCTGCAATGCGCAGGTATTCTGTGCCATATTGTAGTTTACGCCCTGGATAGCTTCCCTGGTTTCACAACAGCAGTTCGCAAGCTGTGCCTGCAATGCGTTTGTATTCTGCATATTAGCTACAGTATCGGCATTAATAGCCTGCTGGATGCCAAAACCAGTCTGCATGATGTTGGTGTTGATTCCGTTAAAACCGGTAAGCATACCATTATTCATGGCGTAGAAACCATCACAGAGACCACTGTTGATTCCGTCAAGTTTGCTAATTACTGCGGAATTGTCAAATCCCCTCTGAATATCTGCCTGAGTAGCTGCTGTGGCTGCATATCCGCCGCCGTTGCCATTATTGCCCCAGCCGTTGTTTCCCCATCCGCAGAATACAAACAAGAAAAGCACGATAAGCCACCATGCGCCATCTCCGCCAAACATTCCATCATTTCTGTTGTTCCCAGTTAAAAGAGCAACATCTGATGCTGTTAAATTTCCATCCATAGTTATAATCTCCTTTTTGTGTATTTACATCAATCTGGCCAGATTGTAATGTACTATTTCATTCCTTTCAATATGTGTTGAAACTGTCCTGCCATCTGCTGAATCTGATTAAGCTGCTGCTGAGAAATCTTTCCAGACTGTAACATCTTCTCAACTTCCGCTTTCGGGTCTCCCTTGAAATTCTGCTTAAACTGCATAAACTGCTGTATCATCTGCATTGGCCCGTTTCCCTGTGGCATCCCACCACCGAGGGCATTGAATAATGGATTACTCATCTGCATTTCCTCCCTTGGCTGCTGATTCCTGCGCGGTATTAGCTCTAACAGGTTCAGAAAAAGAATTTAATCGGTTTATGATAGCTTCGTATTTGTCCCTTAAATCGTCGTATTCCTGTCTGGTGACATATTTACTGTCCATGTTCTGAACAGGCTGTTTAGGTGTCATCTGAGTGCCTACTTCGTGATACTCAAACGTCCGTAATGGCTGCGGCATGCCGGAAACGTCTGTGGATTTTATATAGAATTTTTCGCTCTCTGAATCCATCAGCAAAACACTTGTTCCGGGTGCTACCAGATAGGATTTTGCTCCAACTTCGCCAGATACCCACAGGATTCCATTGTTATTCTGCTGGGGTTGCTGTACTGGTTGAGTTGGCATCTGGACAGGCTGTTGCTGAAATTGGTTCATCTGTCCCGGAACACCAAAACTATATTGATAAGGATTGTTATATAATGCCATCTTATGCACCACCTTTCTGATTATATTCTAAAATAAAAAAAGAGCCTTAGACAGTTCGTCTAAGACCCATATAAGTATCTAAAAAGTATCAGCACACTTTGATTATTTTATTGTTTATCCGGCGACTTAATCGCTTCGCCGTGGATATGCTCACGTTCATCTGTTCAGCACAGTATTCAAGAGTGTGCTCCTGACATCTCAGCCGGAACAATCTTTCTTCATCCGGTGTAAAATTACACTCTATCAAGAATCTGTCTATATCTTTCTTTGTGAACACATATAATTTCATGAGCATACCCCTTACTAATGCTAACGTTGATTCTGTGCGAGATAATTTGTAAGCTTCTGTTTTGTTTTTTTTAATTCCTCGACATTATTCCCACTGATCTGACTATCCAACATGGTTGATAACACTTCCAAAATTAATGAATCTCGTTCTGCGATTCTCTGAAGGCTTTCATAGTCTCGTCTATCATGTTCTTCCAGTGTCTCTACTCGCTTATTAAGTCGAAATGCTGGAGTAATCCATTTAAAGATTACAGCCGCCGCTCCCCCGACGATAGATACCCCTCCGCAGATCGAAAGGAAAATCTGTATAAATTCTGATATGCTCATTTATTCTCCTTTTCCCAGTAATATACCGGGATCTCATTACCGCTATCCCATGTATCGAAATATTTGCCCTCTTGTACTGTCACCACGTGGCCATCTATGCAGAGAATGTATGTGCCTGTCGGATGATCTGCGCAAAAGTCATTGACTGTATAAATATATCGCTCCGACTGCTCAATCAGTTTTCGTCTGTATCCATGTTTATAGAGGTACGCTCCCCAGACATAATTTGCGCTTGGCATATCTGACAGAGTACACGCCTGTATCATTAATCCGGCGAATACTGTTTCCCAGTCGAAGCCAGTTGCTTTACATATTGCCCGGACAACGCAATCTCCTGTTCTCTTACCCTTAACAGGATTCGGATTGTAATATTCCCATCTGTCCATCAGTCAATCCCCTTTGCTGTTTTATATCGTTTTGCCGCTCCTCTGGCTTTTGCGGCGTTCTGACGATTCCACTTTGCAATCATAAGGCGGTCTTGTAGTTCCCTCAGGCCATTCTGTTTGCAATAATCTTTGTATGCAGCATTTTGTTTCTGCAGAAGATAAGACTTTCGGTCAAGGTCTTGCTGTAATGCAAATTTTGCCTTTTCATTCGGTGCATTGTCGACTCCTGCTTGCAGCCCAAGGACTTCGCGTTTTGTTTTGCGGATTCTTCGTTCATAAGTACGTTGCCGCTGTTCCTTTTCGTACTGCTTCCCTTTGTCGGCTTTATCCTGTGCCGATAGTTCTGTATAGGGATTCGGCATTCCTTCCACCCAAACTGAAAAATGATGTCTGCAATTTACTCCACATATTCCATCAGCTTCACCATAATGACAATTTTCAATAAAATCTGGATAGTGGCTTGCTTTTTGCTCCAACATTCTACGATATTCCGGTGTATCTCGTTCCTGAAAAAACTCCGGCTTAATTTCTTTTAATTTTTCCCAGTCTATGGAAAATACCTGCCCTTGCCATACTTCATGACTTGGGCGGCTTCCTATATGCGCCGATGTCAGTACTAAACCATATTCCATTTCTTTCATTCTTGTCAACTGAATATCAGCACACGCCTGCGCCACGCCAGTTCTGACGGAACGTGCAACTGCTGTTTCAATCGTGTCTTTTCTACCAGATGGATATGTGACGGTAACACCATCTGATACGACATTATTAACCGCTTCTTTGATGGCTTGTGTATACCCGACTGCCCCAGTCATCACATGATTATACGCAAGGTCACACTGTTCGATATAGAGCCTCTGAGCGGCACTTGCGGTTGTTCTTGTGAAGTTCTTCCACTCGCCCATGGTCGCAAGCATATTCCGTTCCATGAGTCTTATCATAGCCGGGGATTGTTCGAGCGGTACAGGGCTTAGTCCTGCCGCCTTATATACCTTATCATCGTAGTCCATTGCAGTGATTCCGGCATCTTCAAACGCTTCAAAAAGCTCCTGCCGTTCGCGTTTGGTATATCTGGACAGCTCCGCTAGAATGTCCTCTAACAGTTCGCCGGATTCCTGTAGCGTTCTGATTCTCCACGCATCGGCATTGGTCAGAATATATTCCTCACCTCTGCCGATTCTCGCCATCATCCGCGACACGATCTCAGAGATGATATACTGGTGCAATTCTTCAGCAATTTGCTCACTGCCCTCTGTGATTTGCCGTAGATATTCCGGACTTAACATAGCTACTCATCTCCAAATAATTTCGGTTCATCTGGCTGAGCTTCTTTAACCATTGTTCTAACCTCATTACTCTTCTTCAAAAAAACCTCTCGTTTTGTTTTCCTCTTTGGCTTCTTGTGAAATTTTTTTTGCTTCCTCTTCGGTATATCCATAAAATTTCACCAAATAACGCCAAAATGTCACATGTCCAGAATTTACATAACTGTACCACGCTATCCTGTCTTCTTCTCTGCTGTATGTAAAATCACCAAAATCATAGTTAACTATATACTGGACATATTTCTTTTTCTTTTCGTCGTAAATCCAGTTAGAATCTGGTGCGATGCCATATAAATCTGCAAATGTATTTAAGGCGTATATAGTGTCATTCAAACAACACTCCAGCTTATCCCGAACGTCCTTGATAAACTGAATTGTCCGTCTGTCGTCTGCTTCTACCTGCGTAGCCGTCACCATACCTGTTTTTTCATTAAAAACAAAATATCCGTTAGAGAATCCAATCTTATATCCTATCTGGTTTAGAATGGCATTCATGCCGACTATACGGGTATCTGTATTGAGAACTGGATTAATTTCTTGGTAGAATTCTTTCGCGTCCTGTCCGAATACATTCTTAACAAAGTGCGGTAACCTCATCTCATTCCGTCTGTTCTCCATGCCCTGTGGCGACATAGCTGATACAGGTGCGCCGTTTGGCATCAGCAGTCTATCATCTGCCAGAACAATCTTCTGAGAATCGAATATCTCTCCGGCATTACGGCTGTATGCAATGTCAATGTCTTTTAGTTCTTCGATAGCTTCTGCGAATATTGGTAAGCCCAGTGGCGTGCTAATATCCACATTGTTCGCCTGTGGTGTCCGTAAAACTCCATACAGAGGTCCGTCCAGCTTCTCCCTATTTGCCTTGAGAATTGGCGGTGTATCTGCCATGAGGTCCGCCCATTTGGTCTGTTTAAGGTCAATCTTATCTCCGATGCTCTGAGGGGATTTTGATACATAGGCTCTATTAGAAACGTAGTACGGATAAGTTGTCACGCCGTCTATTGTGGTCTCAACAAATCTATGATATTCAAGCCGTGTATAGTATTTTCTTCCGACAGTATAAGAATCCTTAAATATAATCCCTTTGATCTCCTGATTGTCGTAATCTACAATCATCACATCTGCCGGAGTAAATACGTCAAGGCTCTCACCGTTTGGCTTGATAAATACTGTTCCATAGGCACATCCGTATTCTACCCAGTGCCGGATCTGGAAATATACCTTGTCAATCTGCTCCTGAAGCCACGTAGCCCTTGCAGAACCGTCTATCTGAATACCGATCGCCAGCGTTGCGAGCCGAGCTGTCTCTGAGCAGACAGATTTTGCGAAATTGATCGTCTTGATATTATCCTTATCATCTAGCCAGTATGGAACGCCTCGATATATGTTTGCGCATTTATTAATCAGCGATTCCATCTCTGGAAACTCTGCTGCCTGAATATTGAAATCCTCTTCGGCTTGTTTTTTGAATATCATGTTAAACCACCTTTTTAGTGTTGTTATAAGTCCCATTTAGTCACCTGTCGCTATCTTTTTTCCACACATCGGACAATAATTAAGGTCAAACGGTCTGGAAGTAATGCTCCCTTTTCGGTCTTTCATGTATATGTACAACATGCAGCCGTATATATATTTGCTCTTCTTGCGTTCTGGATTATCATGACATTCTTTCCAAGAAGCTAATTCATCACAAAATTTACACATTATGCACTGTACCCCCTCCTGTTAAATAACGGCTCATAAGCATACCTAAGTGCCGAGATTGCATGATCGTTTCCATCAGGATAACCACTTATCACATTTCCCTCTTTGTCCCGATCGTACTCATATTCCGTAATTTCCTTGTATGCATTCGGTGTACGCTTCGGATCAATGACTATGGTCTTTGTTTGCAAGAATTTGAAACCATACTCGATACTTCCCGGGCCTTTGATTGCTCCTCTGGCAGGAAGTCCGGCATCCCGGAAATCATTCACGGACTTAGGTTCCGCAGAATCACATATCATTGTGTAATCATCATAGCCTTTTTTCTTGATCCAATCAGCGGTCTTGGAGTTACTCCATTTATTTACATACAATTCGTCAATCAGATATATTTTCTCTCTGGCAGAATCGTAATAAGTCCGGAGATAGCAGAAGGCATCCGGGTACCATCCATAATCTACACCAGCGAAAATGCGATCCATGTGGCTGATCTCTTCGTCTGTGATATCTCTAATCTCCAGATATTCAAATACATTTCCGCCGTCACCATTCGGAACGCCCAGGTATTCATGCTCATAGGCTTCTGGATTGATTTCTTTCAGATGCGCTGCATCGTCAATAAACTTCTGTCCAAGCCACTCCGCCGGGGCTTCCAGATAACTCGAATGATGAATAACCCTTTTCGGGTTAGGTGTGAGCTTGATCCTGTTTACCCAGTTTGATTTCGATTTTGGCGGATTATATGATGAAAAATCATAGGATTCATCACCGCCACGAAGTACTGACTGATTAACGGAACGTTCCTGGGCATCTCCCTTCATTTGATCTTTTTCTTCTTTCCAGAGGATTCCGATGTAGCCAAACTCCGGCTTAATAGATTTCAACTTGGTTTCATCGTCCAGACCACGGAAGTATATTGTCTGCCCTGTTTTAATATACTTGATCTCAAGTGGCGAAACTTTACATTCAAATTCTTCCATCAGTCCCAGTTCGTTGATAGCCCATTTCATGTTAGCATACACAGAATCTTTCAGAGTACCGGCCACCTGTCTTGTGATGCAGGCGTGCATCTGAGGATTATTCTTGATAAGCTCAACAATTTTAAAAGCTACAAAAGAGGATTTCAGGCCACCTCGACCGCCCTCGAATACATATTCAATGTTAGGTTTAATCTGTCGGTTAATGTCCACAAACGCCTTGCCAAGTACTCTGCCTGGCAGATAATATTTTTCATCATCATTTTTTGAAGCTGCTGTTAACTGTTCCCATTTGTCTACCGCCTGCATATTACCTTTTATGGCTTTATCATACACGGCAGCCGCAATACAGGCATTGTTATTTGCATCCTCGTCAGATATTCCCATCTTCGCGAGTTTCTTCTTTGCAGCAGCCGGGGCAGGATTTTCAGCTATCATTTTTGCTAATTCAGAAAGGGTCTTTTTTTGACGGCGTACTTCTCCCGACTTAATACCGCCTTTTTTTGTTATTTCTCGAAGTTCGCTCGGAGTTCGTTCAGAATTTGGTATTAAATTTTTCTCGTTTGCCATCTTATCAACATCCAATCATATCCTTTCTGAATTAAGCTATAAAATCGCATAGTAATACTTCTGAGTATATTCTATCACAGGTCAGCAGAAAAGTTGTGGTACATGTTTGAGGAATTTTATGCTAAAAAAGAGCCGGTAAATACCAGCTCTCTAATTTTATTCATTGCTTTGTAATTTCCTGATCGTCTCGCCCTGATCTCCCGGACACCCCATGAAGCACTCCGGGCAATGCTCGTAAAATGTGCATCTGATGCAGTCATGCGGACTGATTGAGCTGCAATATTGATGTAGTACTGAGAATGCTGATACGGCGAGTTGCGGGGTTATTTCTGGTGTAAGTTTGTCATTCATTTCCTCATCTCCTCCAACTGTTTTACTGCTTTTCTACAATCTCTATTTGCAGACCGGAACATCATCAAAAGTATTTCAGACACAGGCCTTGTCCGATTTCTTCGCTTTGCTTTTTTGATGCATGTAAGATCATTTGCTTCTGGTACATATATTCCTACATAATGTGGAATTTCAAGGGATACCGCAGCGTATACATCTGTCGGCATAACCAGGTAGTTATAATCGCCAACAAAATTCAACCCATGACCAGAATGAAAATCTTCAGCTGATGATTTAACCTCATAACAATAGCAGTCACCTTTTTCTATCCCGGACACACTATTATTTGCTGGCACGAACCGCATATAATCCACTCTGACCGCATGATCTGTTGAATAATCGAATGTCACTTCTTTCGCCCAATAAATACGTGGATCATTGTGAGGATTGATTTTCTTTTCAATCATTGCTGATAGTTTTGCTGTAATCTCAGGTCTTGTCATTTTGAATCTCCTCTAGTTTCTTCTCAGCTTCCTCACGGGTGAGAAATACTGTTTTACCAATCGCTGATAATAAGATTGAAAAGTTTTTCTCGCACTCTATGTAATCACTTTCTGGCCCGGTCTCATCATCAATCCATTCATATAACCACTTCGCCTTAACCGCAATTTTTACCCAGTTCCTTTTCGCAAACCGGAATGAAACAACTCGACCTTGAAAATATGAGGGAATCTTATTGTCTACGTCTTCATGACATACCATATCCTCTATTGGAAGTATTTCGCTATCTACATAAACAATATCTCCGACCTTACACGGTAGTCTCACAAGCAAGCCCTGTTCTTCTAAGTCTTTATAAGACTTTAATTCTTCCAACAGTTCTGCAACATCTTTCAACCAATACAATTCTCCCTCTTCGAAACAACATCCATAAGTATTTTGATGATACGGGCAGCCAACCGCTTCCTTCCCACTGATATAATCTCTTAAATCCTCGCCAGTTCCACAGACAATGCGTTTATATTTATCGTCTTCCATGTGCTTAAAATTCTCGTGGTCCTTATAGCAGTCGCCTTCTGTATCTTGACTGGCAACGCATTTAAGTGCCTTTATCATATCGTCAAGTGTTAATCGCTCCATCTATTTCACCTCTTCCATCTGACTTTCTATAGTATCTGCAAGTAGCTTCAAGGACTGAATAAATGAGTCCGTCAAAGCTGTTCTGTCTGGGTATTTAGCGAATGCTCGGGCAAGGCTTACTATATCCTTGAGCTTCTTCTCATATTCAATTACGTCTGATGCTTCTACTAACTCATATCCCGGTGTAAGGCTGGCATTTCTTGTTAGTTCTTTATTACTGTAGAACTTTAATATATCCGGGATCTGCTGTTCTTCAAAGGGATATGGATACACTTCTTTTCCGCCGTACCATCTAAATCCTTGTTTCTTTGCTGCTTTCAGAATATTTGTATACTCTTCACGTGTTCTGACTAATACGCATTTATTTGCCAGATCAATCATCTACTTCGCCTCCTGTAATCTCATCAATACACTGATTCCATCCCTCTGCAAAGCCAGCATCAGATGTATCAGCTGGATAGTCTCCATTGTCTTTCTTTGGCAAATCCATAAGTGGGCACCAATCAGGGATTAAATCATTGTTTGGAACTCTCCTGCCGCCCATTGCTCTGCACCAAAATACGCTTATAAATTTACATTTTCCGCAGTCCTCTGGTGTATCCATCAATTTACTCATTCACTTCACTTCCTCTCAGCATCAGGCTCAAAGTATTGTACCCCGGACAAGTCCTGACCCCGTTTCTGGTATCTCTTAACAGAACACAGTACGGATATAATGCCATGACTTCATAGACGTGTTCTGTGGCATCTTCACCGCACTGGTCGATGTATTTGAAACACTTTCCCGGTCTGAGAAAATATCTTGCGCATACATACGCTTTTGTTCCGAATCTTACACTTGCACTACTCATTTGTGTTCCTCCTGTAACAATTCTGGATTGTCGAAAGTGTTTCCAACTACTTCATAATGTTCAAGATCAAACTTATCAATATATTCTCTATCCGTGCTACCAGTTTCGTGCGCTACCCATCCGGCAACGTTCCATTCAACGGTTTCATATGCCGCATCCTCTGGGTAGGATTCGTCCAAGTGTGCCATCAGAATGT